CATAATAAAATTTTAGGAGGTAATATCATGAATAAGTTCCCTTCAAAGGAGACTGTGGAGAGACTCCGAAAGCAATACCCGGTTGGAACTCGTGTTGAATTGGTATGGATGAATGACCAGTACTCCAAATTGAGACCCGGAGACAAAGGTACAGTGGACTTCGTGGATGATACGGGTACGATATTCTGTACTTGGGATAGAGGTTCAAGCCTTGGTGTCGTGTATGGTGAGGATTTAGTGAAAAAATTATCACAATGAGAGCTATATAATTAAAGCCGTATATAAAGGAGGTGTAACTCATGGAATATAACGCTAAACTATACACGCAAAACGAAAGTAAAATCAATGGGCGGGGCGTATGGCACTATTTGATTGATACGCCAATAGGACAAATTCATGTTGTAGAGTATGAAAACACGCAAAAGGAATTAATCCGATTTTTGATTGATAGCGATCTGGAAAAAGCCACACTAAAATATAACACTATATGTAAAAACATTGTAGCGGGTAAACTTTAAGGAGGTGTAAACATTGAAATATCAAGCACAAATATTGTATAACGCAGAGTGAGCTGGAGCAATCCGGCGTAATGCGGCAAGCCGATCACAAGCCCGGGCGCAAAAATGAATGGAGGGAAAGGGAATGATAGGAAGCACAATTGCATCTTATCCGAATCGTGATTATATATGCGGCAACTGCGGCAAGCATCTTGGCGACAGATACTCTCGCTTAAAAGGCAAAAAAAGCCCTACTGTTATAATTATTAATGGAGTATCTTATTGTAGTAGATGTGCAGACAAACATTTAAATGCCGACCCCGGCGGCATATCCGGGGAGAATGGGGGAAACATCATGGCCACGAAAAAGAAAACTTCAATTATGTTATCAGCGAGAGACAAGCGACTCCTTGAGCTTCTTGCAAAAAAAGAGGCCCGGAGCCAGACAAAAGAATTGGAGTACCTCATCCGGCGACGGGCCGAGGAGCTTGAGCTGAAAATTGAAGAGCATAATTATTTTAAAAAAACCGAAAAATACTCTTGACAACCGAGGAAATATGAGTTATAATAAAGTCAACCGAACAAAAGGAAATAGAAAACACACACAACGAAAATCCAATGTTTCTCGGTTTCGGTTGAAAGGAGGTTTAGAAATGGAAAAATACCTGACCTGTGAGCAGGTAGCCGAAAGATACGGCGTCAAGGTTATAACCGTTTGGGCTTGGATACGGGAAAAGAAATTGCCGGCAATCAGGATCGGTAAGGGCTATCGCGTGAAGCCGGAAGACCTGGAAGCCTTTGAAGAAGCAAGGCGAACAAAATAAGGAGGATCGAGAATGGCACGGAAGGCGGCAGTCATGAGAATCAAGCGGAGGCACTTCCGAACCCTTTCCGGCTCAATCGCCTTCGTCATGTTCTTCATGACTATCGGTACTGTTGGAGCGGTTGAATGTGACACGCTTCCCCTTTTTGAAGGAACTATCAGGTTAATAATCTTCCTGGCCTTGTGGGTCCTCTTTACTTACCTGGCCGGAGGGTTTGAAGAATATTCGGAAAGGAGGGACAAGCAGTAAGGCAGAAAGGAGAGAACACCATGCAAGCAACAGCACAGCTTATAAGAGATGAAGCGGCCATATTCCTGGGGAGACGGCCAACAGATCAAGAGATGGAGTGGGCACTACCAAGGGCGCAGAAAAAACTCGCCTGGATTATTGAAAGAGAAGGCGACGCAGGCGGAGTAAGACAGCAGCCCTGGTACCTGGGGAAGCTGGTAGAAGAGGCAATCGTGGAAGAGAAATTCTCGCAGTATACCAGATGAAAGCGGCTTGAAAGCCGCACTAATACCAACTCCATTATATCACTGATGCAGTGGAGTGTCAAGGAGGTTTGATGAATGAAAATACTCAATCTCACACTTCAGAATTTCAAAGGAATTCGGCATTTCAATTTGGATACACAAGGTAAGGACGCTAATATATATGGCGACAACGCAACAGGCAAGACAACGCTCGCCGACGCTTTCATGTGGCTGCTGTTCGGCAAGGACAGCCTGAACAGGGCAGACTTTGAAATCAAAACGCTGGGCCCTGATGGAGAACCCGAACACGGACTTGAGCACTCGGTTGAAGCAATTCTTGAACTTGAGGATGGCCAGCGGCTGGCCCTGAAAAAAGTTTATATGGAAAAGTGGACTAAGAAGCGAGGCTCGGCCACCGCTGAATTCACCGGGCATACCACGGACCACTTTGTGGACGGCGTTCCGGTCAAAAAATCAGAATACGATGCAAAAATTGCCGAGATCGCGGGTGAAAACATATTCCGGCTGCTCACGGACCCGCGTTATTTCAATGAGGTCCTTCACTGGCAGAAACGCCGGGAATTATTACTTGAAGTTTGCGGCGACGTATCGGACGCGGAGGTTATCGCCAGCAAGAAGGACCTGGCGAAGCTGGCAGACATACTTGGAAATAGGAGCATAGAACAGCACAGGAAGGTTATACAGGCAAGGCGTTCAGAAATTAACAAAGAACTGGAAAAAATTCCGGTCAGGATTGATGAAGTGAAGAGGGGATTGCCGGATATTGATGATATCGCCAATCCGGATGAATTGCCTAACGACATAGCCAGACTGCGCGAAGAACTCAAAGCCAAGCAGGAAGAGCTTGCACAGGCCAAAGCCGGGGGGCAGGTTGCGGAGAAAACGAAGGAACTGCGGGAAATCGAAGCGCAGATGATAGACCTGCGGAATAAACACAGGCAGGAGATGGATGAAAAGGTCAGGGAGAAACGTCAGGAGCTATCCAGAATTCAGGGTGAACTTAGCGAGCTGAAAGCCAATATCGATTCTCACAATCGCAATATCCAATACAGGACATCTGAAATAGACAGCCTCAATATTAAGATTGGTGCTCTCCGATCAAGATGGCACGAAGAAAACAACAAGACCTTTGAGTTTGAGCAGCCTGATACCTGCCCTGCTTGTGGACAACCCTTGCCGACCGAAAAACTGCAAGAGGCAAAGGAAAAGGCAGAGGCACAGTACAACAAAGCGAAAGCTGAAAGGTTGGAAACCATTGCTGTCGAAGGAAAGCAGTTAGCAGCAAGAAAAACTGAACTTGAAAATGAATTGGGTGCTCTGCGTGAGGCAATGGACAAGTTGCAGGACGAGCTTCCTGCGTTGGAGCAAAAAGTAGCTAACCTGAAAGCGGAGATAGACTCCATTATGCAGGGAGCGGAGCCGGTTGAATCTACGCCGGAATATGCGCAGATGCAGGAACGGATTATGAAAATCCGTGAAGATATTGCTAATATGCAGGCTGATAGTAATACAGCCATAATGGCAATACAGAAAGAAATTGACCCGCTCACATACGCTATCACAGCACTTGAGCAAGCAGCCGCAAGGCTTGAATCTCGGAAGAGCGGGGAGAAACGCATTGAGGAACTCAAGGCAGAAGAGCGGAAGCTGGCTGCCGAGTATGAGGAATTGGAGAGGCAAATCTATCTCACCGAGGAATTTATCCGGACTAAAGTCCAGATGCTGGAGGAAAAAATCAACAGCAAGTTTAAGATGGCGAGGTTTAAACTATTCGATGTGCAGGTCAATGGAGCGCTAAATGAAACGTGCGAGACAACTTTCAAGGGCGTACCATACAGCAACTTGAATAACGGAGCAAGGCTCAATATCGGCCTTGACATTATCAACACCCTGTCAGAGCATTATGGTTTTGCTCCCGTGGTGTTCATAGACAATGCAGAGAGCGTAGTTAATATTCTTCCCACTAAAGGACAGCAAATAAGATTAATCGTTTCCGGAACAGATAAAAAATTGCGTGTAGAGCTTGCGGAAAGAGAATCATTGAAGGAGGTTGTATAAAACATGTCAACAGCAACAAACAAGGGCAATGAGCTTGCCTTAATAAAGAAAGACGTCGTGGACGTCGTAGGAAAGAAGGTACAGGAGTTTGTGAGCCGAGGCGAGCTCCACCTGCCACCGAATTACAGCGTGGAGAACGCCATGAAATCAGCGTGGCTGATACTGCAAAACACCGTAGACAAGGACAAAAGACCAGTGCTGCAGGCATGCACCCGTGACAGCATAGCAAACGCACTTCTTGACATGGCGGTACAGGGATTGAATCCAGCGAAGAAACAGGGTTACTTCATAGCGTACGGAAAGCAACTTGTATTCCAGCGGTCCTACTTCGGAACCATGGCCGTTACCAAGCGAGTGACCGGAGCGAAAGATATATTTGCAGAGATTGTCTACAAAGGCGATGAATTTGAGTACACAATCAAAAACGGCAACAAATACATTACAAAGCATGTGCAGCGTATTGAGAACGTGGACCCTGACAACATAGTGGCCGCATACTGTACCATCGTATTCGACGATGACAGGCAATTTACAGACGTAATGACATGGGACGAAATCCAGAAAGCCTGGTCTAAGTCAAAAAATAACCCCGATAGAGAAGGCTCAACTCACAAGGAGTTTGCGCAGGAGATGGCCAGAAAGACCGTAATCAACCGTGCCTGCAAGCGGTATCTGAACAGCTCCGATGATGGAAGCCTGCTCATGTACCATGTGAACCGTGCAGATGAGGTTGCGGCTGAAGCAGAAGTTGAAGCCGAAATTGAGGAAAACGCCAATCAGGAACTGATT